GATCTATGGACGATCTCACATTCTTCCTAAAGAAACTTTACAGAAGCTTAAAGACTCCAACATCTAAACTAGATCCAGACGCATCGTATAGAGATGGTTCTGAGATTCTGCAAGAAGAATTGAAGTTTGCTAGAATGATTATTCGCCAACAACGAAAATTTGGTGCTGCTCTGAAGAGAGGATTTTGGACACATTTAAAACTTCGTAATCTTGTAGACGAGCTAAGTTTAACAGAAGATGAATTATGTGTAGAATTCAACCCTCCTACAAACTTCTATGATATGCGCGAGTCTCAAAAACTTGAGCTGAAGATCAACACATATAACTCAATTGCTGGTGGTGAAGGTATATCAGAAACATTTGCACTAAAGAAATATTTAGGATGGGCTGATAAAGATATTATCCAAAACAGATCCTTACAAGAAGAAGATGCAAAACACAGATTTGTATTAAGTCAGATTGAAACACTAGGTCCAAATTGGAAAACTATCATGGCTCAAGGTGGAGCTGAAGGTGGTGGTATGGAGGCTGGCGGTATGGCTGGTGGCGCAGGTGGGGGTGGTATACCTGACTTTGGTGGAGCTGCTGCTGCTGGGGGCGATATGGCAGAGGAAATGCCAATCGGTGGCGAGGAAGCCCCAATGGAGGCTGGTGGCGAAGCTCCTATAGAATAATAAATATAAAAAAAAAGCGAGGTATAATTACCTCGCTTTTTTTGTCTTTATTTTTTCAATTAATATTTTTTGAATTGAATAGCTGCCAATAGATTACAGGTCGATATCACGGAACATACATTAGAAAATCTATTATAATCAAACATGGTGAATATAATAGATCCTATTAAAAGACCGTAAGTTATACGCATGGCTAATTTGGTTGGGGGTGTATATCTCATGCATCTATTTAGTATGGAATTCCCAGATTGTCAGCAATTTTCTTAGCAATATCGTCTTTTGGTTTGAATGTTCCGTGCCATATATATTCATGCACATCTTCTTTAATAATAGTTCTATCGTCAGATAGTACATTTTTTTGTAAAGTGGTTGGTCCCAATGGTTTGATAACTACATTCCAATTACCTCTATCCTCCCCATCATTTGTGACAAAATGCATTACATCATTATATTGAGTCAGTTCGTGTGCGAAAGACATCCATCTTCGATGTATAGAGTCTGCCATCTCGGTGGATATGAGGAAATTCATCCATCCCAAATTGATGAGATCTTCAGACTTACATTTACAGATTTGACAATATGCCTCATTTACAAATATATTTAATCCAGAAGTGGTTGTCCTAAACATAGGTCTAGGGTTCAACCAATTCGAGGTATCAATTTCAGCTTTAATGACGTGTACAAAATTCTTTATAGACCCATCACTTAATGTAATCTCCTCCTCCACATTCTTTAAACGTATATCTATTCCTTTAATAGATTCTAGAGTTTGTTCAGATATAGCTTTGTGAGTCTTTCTCTCATCTTCCTTAGCCTCTTCTTCCTCTTCCTTACGCCTTATGCGGTTTTTCATCCAGCGATATGTTGGTATCAAAGTAACAGTTAGTCCTGCTACAATAGCACATATCTCTAGCATATTTTTTACATAGATTATATTCATGGTGTGATGTTATTAATACTATTTAATAGCTATCACTTGATGTTGTGAGTGTAAAATGCTAAATAATGCATATGAGTCTTCATGATAGTAACCTGTGCGAAGTAAAACCTATAAGCGCATTCCAATCCACAAACTTAAACTCAAAAATTGAGAGTTTTCAAGCCCTTGGACAACGAATTTTGTATAGTTTGGGACATCCATCCATTAATGTAGAGGTACACCCTGAAGGATTGTATGAAAATATTAGTATTTCTATGGAATTTTTTACTAAATTTGCAGGGTATACTGAGGAATACTTAGTATTTGATAGTAATTTATATGAAAAGAATAGAGGAATTCGTTTAGATCACCTATTCACAGTAGCCAATACTGGGTTCACACCAGCCCAAAGACTAGCAAAAGACCCCACAATTCGCAATAATCCCGACTTTTCCATTGATAATACCAATGAAGTGTATGTTGTGACAACTCCTATCGAATATAGCGACTTTACTGCTAGTTCAGCCCTAAGTGCTGTGATTCCAGAGAATGGTATACCTAAAATGGATATTATTGGAGGAGATGTTTATACAGACATCACTGAATATCTACCAGCATTATCAGCCAGCTTCCAGAAGGCAGGACAAACAACTATTACTAAAGAAGGTGCTGTTGCGGAAGATGTAGAGGTATATAATAATGCATTTGACTACGATACAATGGAATATAGAAAGGTTATTGCAGTTAAAGAGTTTGATGAAGGATCTACAACAGGTATTAATACGCTATTCACAATGGAGCAATCAATGGCTCAACAAACATTCTTCAGTCATGCAATGGGTAATTTTGGATTTGATCTAGTATCGTGGAATACTATGAAAGAGTGGCAAGAAACACGAGAAAAAGTGCTTGCCCTCAAGAAAGAAACACATTTTGATCAGAGAACTCAATACTTAAAACTCTATCCACAACCAAAAGATACAAGATATTGGGGAGTAATTTCATGTTATGTTGAAAGACCAATTAGAGATATTATTAAAGAACCTTGGGTATATCAATATGCATTAGCTCTTACTAAGATTACTTGGGGTCGCATACTTACAAAGATTTCAAATGTATCTTTGCCAGGATCTGGAACTTTAAATGGTGAACTTGTACTTAATGAAGGTTTGCAAGAGAAGGAAAGATTAGAAGAATTAATGCTAGATGGTCCAAGTGCTGGATTTGGTGATTCAGAACCTATCGGGATTTTCGTAGGATAATGAAATCATTTAAGAAATATATATTCGAGTATAGGGAATTCGATTCAGTAAAGCATGAATTAGAGGTTCTTGCTAAATTAGGTATTGCTGATGAAAATATTAAAGGCAAAGTGGATGCTATGTCTGACGAAGAATATGACGATTTTGAAATGGATTATGAAGGAGCTTCCGATATAGGAAGTGGACATTGGGGTACAGCATTCTTAGTGAATTTTGGAGGAAAGGATTATGTTGTTAAATTGACGAGTTCTGACGAGGAAATGTATTCAGCAATTAAGATTAGAGAGTCTAGGAGAAAATTTGCCAATGTAGCCAATATATTTGATGTGTCAGAGGAACATAATGCATATGTGACCGAATTATTAGATATTACTGAGGATATATGCACCATTGAACAATCATTGTCGGAAAAATCACCCGATTGGCGTGATAATTATTATGATCAGGAAGAGGATGGGTTAGATGACGAAGAGTTAAAGTTTGCTGATGATATTTCTTGGGGTCTTAGTGAACTAGGTAATATTGGAGTCGCACATACAGATTCTCACTGTGAGAATATAGGTATACGCCACAACGAAGATGGTAGTTATGACTATGTAGTATTCGATGTACAATAATTGATTATGAGGAAAGCTAGAAAAGAACTACCCTTGAAGATGAATTCTAAATATCGTCAAGGGTATTTTTACCCAAAACATAAGGATAAGTTTGATGGAGATCGTGCTATATATAGATCTGGACTTGAATTAAAGTTCTTTAAGTTCTGCGATTCCAACCCTAATATTATACATTGGGGCAGTGAATCTATTCGTATTCCTTATAAGGGACATGATGGAAAGATGCATACTTACTATGTAGATGGATACGTTATGATGAAGGAAGGAGATGTAGTGTCTAAATATCTCATTGAAGTGAAACCACATAAACAGACCAAGAAGCCTATTAAGAAGAAACAAAAGAAATCTACATTCATCTACGAATGTACTGAGTGGGATAAGAACCTTCGTAAATGGGACGCAGCAAAACATTTCTGTGAAAAGTGGGATATGAAATTCTTAATTCTTACGGAAAAGCATTTAAAATAGAAATAAAAGCATAAAATATATGCATTTACTATAAATATTGATATGTCCGTGAAACTGAAATTGATTGCAGAGAATCCTAATCCAGAAATGTTTGAAGGTTTTGAAGTGTCATATGTAGAGGAACAGAGGAACTTGAGCGAAGCATCAACGCCATCCCTATATATAAGTGGACCAATGATTGGTTGCAATTCTGTTAATAGAAATAATAGAATGTATGATCTTGATGATACCAAGTCGGAAGTCGATAGATATATTAACGAGATGGTAGCTCCTAAGAGAGCAATGGGGGAGTTAAATCATCCCCAATCAGCAGAAGTAGATTTAGAAAGAGCTTGTCATATTGTAACAGACCTCAAATTGGAAGGTGATACATATATGGGAAGAAGTAAAGTTTTAAGTACGCCCACAGGATTAGTTTTAAAGTCCCTTATTGAAGACGGAGTACAAATTGGAATGTCAACGAGAGCATTGGGTTCTCTTGAAGAGAGTGGGTCAGGACATAACATTGTTCGCAACATGAGATTGGTTGCCATTGATGCAGTCGCAGATCCAAGTTTCCCAAAAGCATTTGTTAATGGGATTTTAGAATCCAAATCATATGTTCTTGATCTTAATGGTGGGTTTGAATCCATCTATGAAGATTTTGAGAAGAAGATCAGTAAATTACCTACAAAAAATGTAGAATCTTATTTACGTGATGAAATAATCAAATTCATTGCAGCAATTAAATAAATATAACAAAGCAATGATTAAAAAATCTACAAAAACTAAAAACATCGAAGATCTTAGTGAGAAAGCTAAGATTTCTAGAATGATTACAGCTATTGCCTCAAAGGACTATAGTAAAGCAACAAAATTTCTTGAAAGCGTATTGTCCAAAAAGTTGGAGAAACGAATCAAAGAGGAAATGGATAACCCAATATTTTAATTATGAATATTAAGAAACTACTAAACGAAGAAGTGCGATCAGTACTAGGAGATGAATCTTTGGAGGCTATTCAAACAGCTTTTGAAAATAAAGTTACTCTCTCAGTTGAATCAGCGTTAGAGATGCAGGATAATGAATACGCTATTAAACTTGAGAGTTTGATGGAACGCATTGATGGTTCGTATGGAGTCAAACTTAAAAGAGTTCTTGAAGCAGTTGATGCTGATCGCTCTAAGAAGCTTGTCACTATCGTTAAACGCTACGAACAAGAGATTTCTGAAAATGCAAAGATCTTTAAGAATACCCTTTATGATGACATTAGTGAATATCTAGATGTTGTTGTTCTCGAAGACGTACTACCTAAGAAAGAAATTTCTGAAGCAGTTCGAAATAAGAGTGCAATGAATGTTCTTGAGAACCTACGTCAAGTTCTTGCAGTTGATTCTGTAATGATGAAAGAGTCAGTACAAGATGCAATCATCGATGGTAAGTCAAAAATTGACAACCTACAATCTAAGAATGAGAAACTTGTGCGTGAGTCCAAGAAGCAAACTAACCTCATTGAATCTTTCGAAAAGAAAGCATTCCTTGCTGAAAGCTGCGGAGACTTCGATAAATCTAAATCAGATTATGTTACTAAGGTTCTTGGTGATAAGTCAGTAAAGTATGTTAAAGAAAACTTTGAATTCGTATCCAATCTTTTTGATAAGAGAGATAAAGAAGCAGAGAAAGCTTTGAAGAATGAAGCCTTTAACAACAGAGAAACAGTAATTGATTCACTTCAATCTGAAATAATTGAAGAAAATGTTGTAAATACTACTAGTGATACAATTGATCCAGAGATGTCTCAGTACATCAATGTGATGAATCGTAACAAATTTTAATAAATGAAGCGAAAGCTTGAACGATAAACAAAAATATAAGGATGCTTACTTGCCTTAACAATAGAGTGAGATTATAAAATATAAAAATATTATGGAAAATATCCAAGACAACACAAAGGGCGCAGAAATGGACGCGATTGTGAAACGATGGGAAAAAGTACTCGACTATTCAGACGAGACTGTACCTGAAATTCAGAACGAACATGTTTATCGCTCTACAGCTCGACTACTTGAGAACCAACGTAGTTACCTCAATGAATCCAACAGCTCAGGAGGCGTATTTGGCGCAGCTTCAGCGGGTGGAAATGGTATCGCTAATGGCGATAACTATGCAGCAGGAGATCAACGTCTCCCACAAATCCTAATTCCTATGATTCGTCGTACCTTCCCAGAGTTGGTAGCAAACGAAATCTGTGGTGTTCAGCCAATGGGTGGACCAGTTGGTCTTGCGTTCGCAATGCGTTTCGCTTACCAAAATGAAACACTCGGTACAGGAATTGACGGAAAAACTCCACCTCTTGAAACACAAGCAGGTGCAAACAGCCCTAATGGTGGTGTAAACCCAGCATTAAGTGGAGCAGGAAACCTTCCTGCATCTGAACTAGGTTATCAATACCTAGACTCACGCTTCACAGGTACTTCATCTGGCTTCCTTTCTGGTAATGCAGACTGGACTTTTGCAGACGAAGATACTGGTATTGCAGCACTACTTGGTGATTATGAACTCTCAGGAGACATTCCACAGGTAGAACTAAAGTTCGAAAAGACATCAGTTACCGCTGGTACTCGTAGACTTGGTACACGCTGGAGTATTGAACTTGAGCAGGACATTAAAAACATGAACGGTATCGACCTCGATGCAGAATTGACTAACGCAATGAGTTACGAAATTCAAGCTGAGATTGACCGTGAAGTTGTAATGCGCATGATCCAATCCGCAATCAATGGTGGAATCAACACAGGTTATTCTTTCTGGAGTCCTGTAAGTTCTGATGGTCGTTGGACTGCTGAACGTAACCACACATTCTTCCAGAAGCTCATGGTTGAGTCTGGTCGCCTTGCTGCACGTAACCGTAGAGGACCTGCAAACTTCGTAGTAGCTACTCCTAGAGTATGTACTATCCTTGAACTACTTCCTGACTTTGAAACATTCAAGGTTAATGGTAATGTAACTACTAACTCTGTTGGTATTACTAAAGTAGGTACAGTTGGTTCACGTTTCACAGTATACCGTGATACAAGAACAGAAGTACAAGATTCTACTTACTACAAGCCTAACTATTATAACAACGCTCCTGCAACTAAGATTGAGTACGCTCTACTTGGTTACAAAGGTGCTGAGTACTATGATACTGGTATTATCTATTGTCCGTACATCCCACTTATGGTACAACGTACAATCGGACCTAACGATTTTGCTCCTCGCGTAGGAATGCTTACACGTTACGGTATTGTATCAAACATCTTCGGATCTGATCTTTACTACCACTTGGTACTTGTTAAGAACCTCGGAGAAGCATTTACCCCAGGAACTGTAAGTGTTTACCTCTAGTATTAATACTAGTAAGTAACAAAAACTTAATAAACTAAAAACTTTAAGGGGAATGGGAAACCATTCCCCTTTTTTAGTCTACTTTTACTAAATAGTAATATGGTACAGAAAAATTTCGATACAATTATCCAAGACGGTACGGTGTATACACCTGAATTACAAAATGCTGTCAGTACTGCTGGGGGCAATACTATTACTTCATTAGAAGCAGGTGTTGCTGGGTTGGCATTTGATGCAAAAACTCCAGATGCTTCGACATTAGCACTCACTATTGAAGATGTTGGGGTGTTCGTAATTGACACAGCATATCTGGTAGATGATTTCGCAGTAGTTAGTGCAGATGGTACATATCTCGCTGGAAACTTTTCTGATGCACTTAGTGGCACTATCGCAGCAGTGGATCTTGAAGTAGCAGCAGTATCCACACCAGAAACAAGAAGAAAGTATTTACTTGGTTACATCTAGTAACTAAATATGATTGATGAACCCAAGCGGATCTAATAATCATAGAAAACAAACTTCACCAAGAAATGCTGGTAGAAGCTTTTACAGGGGAGTCGTAGTCAAGAACTACGATCCCCTTTCTCGTAATAGGGTGAAGGTTTTCATCCCCGATGTAACAAACCAACCAAACGATGATTGGTTTGAAGAATTTGAAATAATTAAAACTAAGATTGCAGGTACTAATTTTGATTTCTGCAACTTTAAAGATACAGAAATATTTGAAGAAATTGCAGCATTATCTATATGGGCAGAAGCTTGTCATCCAATTATGGGTGAGTCTGGTCATGGGCGATATAATAAAGGGCTTGAAAAAGCTACCATATCTGATTCAAATTATCCTGAATCGTTTGAATCTCTAGAACTTACAAAAGAGGGAGATGTTTTAAAGGGAGGATTTAGTGTTGAAGACGGTTCATTCGCACCTGCGCTTTTGTATGATCTAAACGATTATAACATACGAGATGCATATTTAATAGGATCTGAACATGGTAAATGCAATCCTTATGGAATAGGATATCATCCAAATAAGAGTGTCAATATGGCTAAAGGTAGTTTCTCTACGCCAGAAGTCGGTTCCAAGGTTTGGATATTCTTTGAGGGTGGAGACTATGACTATCCTGTATATTTCGGAACATATCGCGATACGCGAGAGATGATTCCAATTAATAATGTAGATAATGTCAATGGTGACGATCTAAAAACCTCTAAATTTGAAAACTAATGTCCACTGAAACACCTGAAGAATTTGAATACACTAACGAATACCTCTTAAATCAAAGAGGAGGTAGTTTGCGTATCATAAATACCACTGACGCTGAAGCGATTCAATTATCACATAGGAGCGGTTCAAATATAAACTTTACTAATGTAGTAGTGTCTGAATTCGCATCTAATAATAAGCAAGTCAACGTAACTGGTGACGCATTTTTTACATCTGGTAGAGACAATTCTGTGTTTATTGGGGGGAAGAGTTTTCATCGAACTGCTGGAGATACCTATTCCTATAATGGATATAATGGAGAATCGGAATTAGCTGCATATGAATCATGGAAATCTGCGTGGAGATCAATTGCGGAAGTAAATAGTGGGTTCAACATACAACGAGGAGGGGTCAGTGATTCTAATGGTGTTGAATTAACCCAATCTGGAGATAGGGCAGATAACCCAACACTTAAAGATGAAACCCTATCATTAGATAATACATTTATAGCATACATTAAAACACCACTAATTACATCTTCTTCAAATGAAGTTGATGCATATGTCCCAGTAGTGGCTAATATAGGATCAGCTAAGAAACAATCCCCCACGAAGGAAGAAATTGAACTTACTGCGGGTCCAACTGGTAGTGCTGCTGCTGGTGTGGCTGCGTATGGTGGGGATAAGAGTGCTGCAACTGAGAAGGGTACATGGGACACTAATTCAGACAAGCAAGAACTCTCAGACACCATTAAGAAGCTCCAAGAGGATGAATTGAATGATATTGAATCCCTAATGGGAGATAGTGGCAATAAGATTGATTTCCAGAAGGGGAATTCTCTTGAAGTTGTAGGGACTATATTTAATGACTTTCCATCTATACGAATAGATCCAGAAGGAAGATCTCAACCAATTGAACAGTTGGTGGCTGAATCTGGTTCTTATCAAAACTATGATTCCATACCTGTTATCGAGAAAGTTGATAACGACTCAGCGTTTCCCTGTGGAGACAAAACAGTTGTTGTTGGTAATCGATATAATATAAAGGTTGGATCTGGCGGATTTTCCGTACGATCTACTGGAGGTGTATTGATGGTAGGAACTTCGGTAGATATATCAGGCAAAGATGTTAAAATATCGGGGGCGCATAATATGCATATATCTGGTGATGCTGGTGTCGAAATATCCTCTAAGGAATCAATCCAAATTAGAACCAATAAACAGGTATATATACAAGGAAGTATGGGCATACATAAAAATTTAATAGTCGGATCATCAACATACACAGAAGGTGAGACATATTTGCATCATGTAACAGCACCTTTAGAAGTTCAACAAACTGAAGATACTATACTTCTTGGCAAATTCAATACTGATACTCGCAAAAGTCTAGTTATAGGCGAGACATTTTGTGATCACTCTGGATCATGGAAACCAGTATTTGCATTTCCTAACGACGACTTAATAGTCACGTATCCACACAGCCACCATTTCAATAATATACCAATTAGATTAATGGCTGAGAATAAAGGTGTGCGAAATATTGCGCATAAAGAAGGTATTAATATTCATGGTGCTATGGTGGCAGCACAAAGTCAATATCATGAGCGTAAGAATGCTAATTAAATAAATACACAAAAAAGCCGCATGAAGTAATTCATGCGGCTTTTGATATTAGGGGGTAATTACATCGACCAACCCATACTCCAAACATCTTTCAGCAGAAAGATATTTCTCTCTTTTTAGGAGATTATCAAGACTATCTTCTGGAAAATCTGTATGATCCATGTAGATACTTTTAATATCTGACATCATAGATTGACAATTTTCCATATTATCTTCCATATCTGTATATGTCCCAGTGTGTCCTCCTCGGAGTTGATGAACCAACATTTTACTATATGGTCCCATCATTCGTTTCGCGCAAACACACATAACTAATGTGCCAGCACTGGCTACCAATCCTTCAACATAAACATGTACATCACATTTAAGTTTCTTGATGGTTTCAATTACCGAAATTGCTGAGAAATATTCTCCACCATCTGTTGATAGATGTAGATGAATAATAGGATTCTGGTCTGTATCAAAATAAGCAGAATTGGTTAAATTAGTAATTAGACTATCATCTAATTCATTAAAAATTCTATTTAGATGTTTTACTGAATCCCTATCAAAGTTTCCATAAAAGTATACGTGGTTATTAGACACGGTAACTGGATCATTGTTCATTGGCATTGCATATTGTACGATTTCTTCTTCTTCTTCCATAATATTAATTATCTACCCTTCGCAAGATGCACAAGATGAAATATTCCTTGCAATCTCTTGTGCTGGATTTGTACCTCTCTGATAGTAGAAACTCTTTATACCATGTTCCCATCCATAAATCAAGACTTTATTTACCTCTCTTGCTGGCGTATCTGAAGCAAACACTAGGTTTAGGCTTTGTCCTTGATCAATATCAGGTTGGCGTTGAGCCGCTTGAACTACAATCTCCATTTGAGAAATCTCTTGACAGGTCTTATATACGTTTCGTTCGTGTTGAGTTAAGAAATCTAGATGTTGAGCACTTCCACCATGTGTTAAAATTGATTTCCACACATCCTTTGTATCTTTACCATACGACTTGAGAACCTTTGTGAGGGTAGGACTCTTGAAAGTAAACTTTCCCTTCGCGAGATCCTTAGTAAAGTAGTTTGACATAGATGGATCTGCCGCAGGTGTAATTTGTCCAAGGATGAAACTCGAAGAAGTTGTTGGTGCGATAGTCATGTTAGTAACCCATCGAATACCATACCCCTTAAGTAGTGGTGGTTCACCAAGAATAGCTGCCAATTTTCTAGAAGATTTATCAAGGGATTTCCTCATGGTACTGAAGATCTCTTTATTGATAAACTTAGCTTCCATAGACTCATATGCAATATTCTCCTGTTGTAAGTATGAATGATATCCAACTACACCAACACCAATTGCACGTTGGTTAATTGCAAATCTCCTAGCCTTATCCAGTTGATGACAACCTTCTGATTTTCTAATGAATTCAGTCATTACAGCATCTAAATGCCAAGACAGAACCTCAAATACATCATCTAGTCCAAGTGGTTCCGATTTAATTTCATTCCATTTAGATAGGTTGATATGACCTAAGTCGCAAACAAACGATTCCTCCTTACTCGTAGCAAGCATAATCTCAGTACAAAGATTAGATGCCCAAATAGTCATCCCCTTATCTTTATAAACTTGGGGTGCTGTCTTATTTGCATTTCCAGAGAAGAAGATATATGGAAATCCTGTCTCAAATTTCTTCTGAATGACTTTACCCCAAAGAGTTTGTTTGTGGCGATCTCCTGCAATCATTTCTTTCATCCAGTAATCAGGAACACATAGTCCAAAATTGAGGTTCTGAATATCATTTCCTTCAGCTTTAATCTTTAGAAATTCTTCAACATCAGAATGATCAATGTCTAGGTATGTTGCATATGCTCCGCGACGAACTGAACCTTGTGATACTCCATTAATGCCAGTATCATACATCTTCATGAATGAAATGGGTCCATTTGTAACTCCACCATCTTCTCCAAACTCTGCACCCATGCCACGAACAGCCCCCCAATAACCTGAAGTACCTCCACCCATTTTAGACATCATCAACATTTCATTAAACCCATCTCCAATATCAGAGATACTATCTCCAATATAAGATCCGAAACATGAAATTGGATATCCTCTTGGTTTGCCAAAATTAGAAATCACTGGAGAAGAAAGGGCATAATACCCCTTCTTCATATATTTCTTAAACCTCTCAGCAAATCCTTTGAATGCTGGGTCGTCGCCTAAGTTATATTCAGAAGCTTCTGCTATTTCATCAAATCTCCCCTCTGGTGTTTCATCTTCTGTGATATACCCACTATATAGGTATTTTTCTGAGTCTTCGTTGACCCAACCGTATTCTGACGGTGTTTTTGTTGTGTCTTTAACTAATGTTTCCATAAAAATTTAAAATAGAGAATCTGCTGAGAAGGATTGATTTGCCTTTGCATATTCAACTGGTGTACCGTGAAAGAAATCTGTCATATTAGTACCAAGTAATTCTTCAGTGAACCATTCAGTACCATCCAATAATACAATTTCTTCGGGTGTTAATTCGAACGCTGCTCTATATCCAATCTCAGCTAGAGATTCATTGATACGCTGCTTGATCCATGCTTTGAGTGTTGGAGCGTTGAGTGTTTCTCCCTTATGACCAACTTCATCAAAATTACCTACCATCCAATCAACAATAACAAATTCAGCTTTTGCTGCTTCAA